GTATACCGTCTTACCATCATCATTTCTGTATGCTCTTAATACTTGTTTTCTGTTTTCTTCTTTGTTCTTATACGAACAATGAATCCATCCGCTATTAGGTTCTTCTGGTTTATGAAACTCTAATATCAGTTGGTCAAAATCTAAACTATCAATAATATATTTTGCTAAATCAGCATTTGCAATGCCAAAGATTTCAAAGTCCGCAGCTTGCCCTTTGGCGTGCTGTGATTTCATTGATGATCCTATCTTCACACATAACTCTGGCGATCTGTACCCACTAGATACTGATACTACCTTGCCATAGTGATCTCTAACTTTTTGTAGAACATTGTCACATAGTTTCTTTAAATTATCCATATGATCTTCGCTTGGATTATTGCTAATACCATGTCTATCTGCTGTTTGAGAAGCAGTTAGTTCTTTAAGCGAAAAGTTTTTGCTTAGTTGCATTTAATTTATCCTTTGCTATAAGTTTTATTTTTTTTAAGGTTCTTATATCGTACCATGCTTTATTTGATCTGTCTTTTTTTCTTTTATCTTCAATTTCATTCACCGCTCGTTTTAGTTCTTTGTGATGAGCTTTTATTTCTAACATGTTATCCCCTTGTAAGTTTTAATATTTTATCCATCTGTGCCTTAATGATTGGTCCTCTATTAGGCCAATGTATATAAGGTTCTTTGGATTTTGAAAGATTGTATAAAAACGGTAATACAATCTTCTCAATCTCTTTAAATCTTTCTGATACGTCAGCGTCCTGTATTTCTTTGTTAACAGAGTCTTTCTCTGCTACAATCTGCATAACCTCGTTCATCATTGATTTTATATCAATTACATCTGCCTTAACTTTTGCTATCTCTAAATTAGAATTTTCTACTACTTTAGGGTCAATAGCTGGTGATGTTTCTTCAGCTGGTTTCTGCGATACAGGAGTAAAACCGTAATCGGTATCTGTATCAAACTCCCTCATAAAATCAGGTATGTCTGCCATTAGTTTTCTCCTTGTTTAGGTAGGTGCAATGAGCGGATTGACTTATTAGACTCTGGTATACGACCGTTGTTTTTCAGTTGCTCGCTCTGCACCCCTATATTATTTAGATTTTGCACTTTGTCTAGCCTTGTGTTTTTTCATAACTTGCTCTGTTTTGATTTGTTTTGTTGACTTTGTTCCCATTTCATTTGCTAAAGCACTCATTGGGTGTGCTTCTGCAACCTTTGATAATGTTTCTTTCCAACCACTATCTGATCTGTAACTAGCACCACTTACACCTGCAACAATTCTTATGCCTGATATATTTTGCTTGATGTGTTTGTTCTTTTTAAGATACTTTTCCATCTCGTCAATAGTCATCATCTCGGTAAACTCTTTACCAGTTCTTTTGTTTGTAAATGTGTATATGGGCATTTATTTAAGTGTTAGATGAAACAATAATTGATTAGTCACCATAAGCATATCTTCTAGTATGCTTTCTAAATCCATTTGTCCTTTGACTTTGCTGTTTTCTGCTATCTTCGTTATTCGGCTTACTTGTTTTTGTACTTCGCCTCTAACTTGACCATTGTCAGCGTAATTCATTATGCCAGGTCTTAATTCAGCACTAAACTTAATTCTAGTACCTGATTTGCCTTGCCAAGTTTCTACAAACTCGTCATTTAATTTACTAAACTTTTCATAATATTCACCTGTTGTTTCATGCTCAGAATATGATTCTGTTTGCCAATGGTAACTTTGAATATCATTCAAAAAGTTCATATTTAATTGTATAAAATCTGTTGTATTATTCATAATATTATTTAGTATTTGCTATATCTACTATCCTTTGTATTAGTGACCCTAATCCATTCTGTCTTTGCATTGTAAGTAGTTCTCTAACACCTAGAGGTATAAAATCCTCTATAGTAAGAGCAGCCACTTCATCTCTAGGACAACCATTGACTAGGTCTGTTATTAACTTCGCTGTGCCTTTTGTTATAAATGCGTCAGCGTCTATTTTATATATCATTGTATTATCTTCTTTTGCTCCACCAATCAACCATAGATTACTAGCACACCCTCGTATTCTATTTTGATCTGTTCTTAATTCTTGTGGTAATGATTCTACGTCTTTGGCAATGTCAATCAAATATGCAAGTCTATCATGTCCTTGCAACATTTTAAGGTCATCACCCTTGCTCTGTATTCGCTGTTTTATCATCTGCAATTCCTTGAGCATACCAATCAGGCATAACTGCACCATGTTTTTCCCACTTGGCAAATCTTTTTTTCTCTAGTATGTAATACTTTCTGTATGAGCCAACAACGTCACCTGGTATCTTACAATGATCTGGCATTGCTGGTGTAGCGTCTGTTTGAATTGCGTTTAGTGGTGCATTTTTAGGTGGGTGTTTTAGTAGATCAGCAAGTTTAGTTATTGATACATGATCTGTATCTTTTTGCCATCTTAATTTGTATTCTTCGTTAAGTGCTATGAAGTGATTGAACAGCCACATATAGTTGTATGCTGACTTTAGTACCCATTGTGTACTAGGGTGACCTAGCCAACCTGCCTTGTATATGATTGCTTCTTCGTTAGAGTTTTCTAGTCGCCATCTTCTTATCTTACGACCATTCTTTGTGAAGTCTGTATATTCAATACCGTCAAGTACACGTTTTGCTGTACATAGCATTTGAGCAGACTCTAGTATCATTTTGATAATATGTTTATCACACATCATCTTGGCTGCTGTCTTCGGGTTTTTATCTACGTAAAATATATTCATTAGTGTATCAACTTTCTCATAACATAGTCGGTCATGTTGTATTGTTTAGCAAGTTGCATAAGTTTATTATACCATAAATTTTTGAAAGAGTCAAGTTGAGCATTAGCACATGCTTTTGCTAACGCCTTGAGTCTTCTAATCTTTGGGTCTTCTTGTCTTTTAATATCTTCTTCGTGTATCATAGGGTCTATTATATATCAATTTATCTGCAAAGTCAAGCATTAAAAATACTTGTTTTTATAGTACTTATAGAACGCTTTATCAGTAAATAATTCTGCGATTTCGTTTGTAGGTACTTGATCCATTCTAATACAATCTGCAAGTGATTCGTATTCCCATGTATCAACTTTACGTGTCATCTTTTTGCCTTGAGCATTCTCTGCTAAAGTTCTTACGTTTCTTTTGTGGTTATCTGATTGAGCATAACTCATTGACAATCATCTGCTTTCCACCCAGGCATATCTTTCATTAAATCATCCATAGGACCTTTAACTTTTTTCTTATATTTTTTCATATGATTTCTGCCTGCAATTAAATATGCAACAAAGAAACCTATAACTGTTACTGAGCAACCTATGAAGCCCATTAACAAACCATGCTCTACTGTCATTTACTCTCCTCTAGTTTTCTTATTTTCTTTATCATTCTTATAACTCTTTTGTCATAATCTGCTGTAGTAGAAAACTTATCTAAAGTTTTGATAAGTTGTATAGAATCAAGTTGTTGATTTTTATCTAACATCTTTTGCCTTAATACTCTAAACTCTTTGTAAGCATTATGATTGTTAAGCAATCTTACATACTCTTTAACACTATCACATTTACTAGCAAATACTCTTACACCCCAACCAGGCCACTTCTCAATGCCTTGTGGTAATAAGTGTGGTGTTGATTCTGTCCATGTTCTAATGCCATATAAGTTATTACCTTTTACTGCAAATCTACTATTACCCCAACCAGACTCTAACGCAGCCTGACCTATAATCATCTCGTATGGTACTCTTTGATCTTTAGGTAATGAAAAATTAATATAGTTTATACATTTGTGCATAGCACGTATAAATTGAATATCATTGCTGTATGTAAATTCAGGCTCTTGTAGTCCCATTTCTTCTATCTTTTTCATATAGAATAAATCAAGTTCTTCGTTGACTTGAGCCTTCGCTGTTTTGTTAGGATTGTATGTACCGTAGGCATAAGCAGCAACGCATAATGCCAATATTGTAAAAAATACCTTTGTATAGAACCAAGCCTTGTTTGCTAGTCTATGCCAATTATATGATTTGCCCATCTTTAACCACCTTTTTTAAGTCTTTTATTGTTTTCTTTTTATCAATCATAACATCATACCATTTGTATCTGACCATGTGTTCGTTACTAGGTCCGATTAGTGGGATGTCGTATTGTCTTTGAAATGTTAATAAGCCTTTTAAGTACAATGGCACAAGTATATCTAGCACACTTGTTTTGTCTTTGTAATCTTTAGGTAGAGTAGGCGTCTTCCAGAAGCCTTTACCTTTGATTAATTCGTTTAGTATTTCTTTATGTTTTTTCAATAGTTTCATTATATACCTCTCTTTACATAATATTCATAACCGTGTTCTTCAAACTTCTTTTGTATAAACACAAGGTTATTGTTATTCAAATGGTTTCTATAACCTTTGAAAATCTTTTTACTTGTTCTGCCTGGAAAATTAGTTAGTATATCTTTTTGTAGATGTCCTGTATAATATAATTCCCACTCATTAATATTATTGTCTAATACTTTTTCAATAATAGTAATACCTTTTTTGATTTGTTTCTGTAACCACTCGTCAATATGATTCTTCTCACCTCTCATAATATAACTTTCTTTTATAATCGTAAACCGATGTAGTTTACTTTAGGTTCAAAGGACCAGAATAAATCATTGTGGTTACCTGTATCGCCTAAATTCTGCATTTGATATAAATGTACCATCTCATGGACTAGCGTATCCAAGAAATCTTTTTTGTTAGGATAAGAAGGCAACATCTCTAGTTTGTACAATCTAGTACCTGCTCTTTTCCACTCTAATACAACAACTTGACCTATACATTTTTGTCTTTTTAGGTCTTTGATTTCTACTTGACCAAAAGGTGAAAGTTTACTATCAAATAGTGCTGAATTGAATAACTTGAAATAAGTTTTTATGTCTTTGTAAGTTGAAATATATTTACGCTTACCAGACAGTTCTCTTATAAGTTTTCTTTTAAGTTTAAGTGCTTTAGATTTTTTAGTTGTTACCATTTAAAATTTGTTCCTTATATTTTTCGTCAAGTTGTAATCTTAAATCAGCAGCAATACCCTCTATTATTTGAGGTAAATATGCCTGTAATATAGTAACTGAATCGATCATAAATTTATGGGCAAGTTTTTCTATTTCTTGTTCCATAATATATGATGTATCAATATTTGTGCCTTTAATCTTTGCTGATATAACGTGACTTATTACAGCCGTGTTATAATCATCAGCCTTGGCAACATTGAATATGGACCAAGACCATGTGTAGATGAATAACAAAAATAATATAAAAAATGATTTACGCATTAGCGTGAGCCTCGTAAATAACTTCATCAACATTGTGTTCATCAATTCCGACTAATTCTAAATTATCAACTTTCATAATTTTAGTCTTAGCAGTTGATCTATCTATTTCGCCAGATGTAAGTTTAGCAATAATAGTATCAACTTTTTGTTCGGCAGTATTTTCTGCCCATTGTTTTACTTTTGACATAGTATAATCTCCTTTTTTGTTGTTTTCATACTTAAATATAACATAATTTAGCGTATGAATCAAGCAAAAAATGGACAAATAATGTAGATATATCAATGGGTTATAGGGTGCGACATCTTGTCAATACACCCTATAGTTGAATTTTATAGAATCACTCTATAATATTTATGTTATCCGATGGTTTTGTATTCTTCGTTCCATCTAAATGCGTCTTTAACCACAGAATCAGTTAAACCTTTATATACTTTGTTGAGTTCTTTATCTTTAACTGCAACTAAAAGTTTAGCGTCATCTTTATGTAGGCCTTCTAGCATTTGAATAAACATAGTTTCTTTTTTGGATTTAGAAAGTTTTTGATCAGCGCCTTCTACAAAATGCCATAGTCTTCTGGCTTCTTGGTGTAGTGTTGTATGTTCAGTACCTGCTGGTGCGTCATTCTCTTTGTATGGTGGCGTACCCTCTGGTAAATCCCATTTGATTTTAGGATCAAAAGCACCTTTCAGTACTTGTCTTAAAGGTACTGAATCGTTTTCTCTTAATACTTCAATCTTTTTTGGTTTGTCTTTGGCGTTGTTTACTTTGATTAGAATTTCATGTAGTAATGGAGCAGATGAACCTGCTGTATCCATACCATGTAATTGTGATGTTGTCATTGGCATAATGCCCTCCTCATGTTGTTATGTAAAGG